AAGGCATTGATGTCAGCACAGTATGAACAATGGGATACCAAATCAGAATTCCGTGCGTTAGCCAAACTATGGGGTAAAGAATCTGCGTGGGACCATACAGCAGATAACCCTAAGTCAACAGCGTATGGGATACCGCAGTTGTTGGGACTATCACCAACAACGCCTGCGCCCGAGCAGATTGCTCGGGGCTTGGCGTATATAGAACATCGGTACGGCAAACCATCAATTGCTTGGGCGCATTGGCGCAAGCATAAGTGGTACTAGCGTGCCACCTAACACGCACAACAACAAACAAAGGAGACAGTATGAAAGTAATCCACAAGCCTCTAATCCTAGAGACAATAATCAATGAAAAAACTAGGGATGTTTCATCCATCCAGGCTATGACAGAAGAACAGCGCGTTGAGTTCTTCAGTCAACATGCCCGTGGTTTACTAGCCGAAATGCTAGTTAATCTAAACGAAGGTAACACTTGGGCAGTACTACAAATAAAGGAGACATAAATGACAGCAGCACTAACAGCCGTGCCAAAAAAGAATCTATCTAATTGGCTAAAAAGCGGCAGCGCAGTAACAGCAACATCAGCCAGTGATGTAGCCAGACAAGCAGGTCTTGACTGGTCAGTATCACTTCATCCAATGACAGCATCATATGTAATACCAGGTGCAGGTCAGCCAGTATCTATCCCAGTCCGCAACAAGCAGGCAGTCATCAAGACCACGCCGTTCGGGCAGGTAGATAACATCGGTGTAGTAGGCAGTCGTTATCAGGTGTTCCAGAACGGTGAGATATTCTCAGCGTTGGATACTCTGATTGATTCAGGTGAGGCTCGCTATGCAGCAGCAGGTGAGTATGACCACGGTGCAAAGGTATGGATGCTATTGCAACTACCTAATGAAATCATCGTAGCCAATGACCCACACGCAGCCTTTATCTTGGCTAAAACTAGCCACGATGGCAGCAGTTCAGTCATCATCAAGCCAATCATTGAGCGTTTATATTGTTCTAATCAGATTAATAAAATCTTTAGGAACAATAACAAGTACACCTTTACACTCAAGCACACATCGGGTAGCAAACTAGATGTCGGACAAATCCGTCACATCATAGGACTTACCTATGAGAATATTCAGATGTATTCTGATATAGCCAATCACTTGCTAACCAAAGAGGCTAGCCGTGAACACGCTATCAACTACTTCAAGCGGGTATTCCCACTACCTACCACAGTAGAAGACAAGCCATTGGCTTTGCTATCTACGGGTGAGAAGATGCAGTTAACCCGTGCCAACACAGCACGACATATGGCAATGAACATCTTCACTAACAGCCCAACACAGGAGAACATCCGTGATACGGAGTTCGGATTGTGGCAGGCAGTAGTGGAGTATGCCGACCACGGCAAGCAGGATAAGGGTACACAGTCAGGCATCAGAGCGATGTCTGGTGGCTCTGATAGCCTGAAACTCAGAGCACTTGAACTACTAACAAACTAAGGAGACTAACTATGGAAATACTAATAACTAACAATGACGGTAGCACCAGCAAGTTCACAGAAGAAATGGCAGTGACAGCCATTCAAGAGCGTAACCGTCTGCGTTCTGAACTATCAGATGCTAATGCAGCAAAGATGGGATACTGGGATAAGGTAGCCACTATTCGTGGATTAGTCTATGACTTCTTCAACAATGAATATGGAACAGGAGATACTGAACTGACATTCCAGGTATCAGACATCAATCAATTACTTGATGAAATTGGTTCAGATACACTCAAGACTTTATGGACAGTCAAAGGTCGTATTAACTTTATTATCACAAATGTAGAAGCAGACTCAGAAGATGCTGCACGTGGTGATGTTGAAGACAACATAAAACTAGAATGTGGAGAAGGAGACCTAGACGACTGGGATATTGACATCACCGACACAGACGAGCAGTAATACGCCGACTTGAATAGTGTCAGAGTTTTCTTCATTTCTCTGATACTATTCGGTGACGAGCGCAGGCTGGTTTTGATTAGTCTCCTTTACCAGTCTGCCTCTTAAATAAGGAGACGGGGAGATATGTTAGAAATAGAACGTGACCGTTATGGTCGTCCACTAGTCAAGCCAGTTAAGGGTGGTAAGCCAATCCCTTATACACGGGCTACAACTATTGCCAATAGTCTTGATGACCCAGCAGCATTGACTGCTTGGAAGATGCGTATGGCAGCCATCGGCTTATCAGTTCGTAGCGATTTGCTACTAGCAATTAACGCAGCACAAGATGATAAGATGGCTATTAATAAATATATTGAAGATGCTATGGAAATAGCAGGTGCTAGCAAAGCAGCCACTATTGGTACCGCACTACATACATTTGCAGAGAAACTAGATTTGGGATTGGACATAGGACCAGTTCCAAGCGAGTGGGCAGGGGACTTAACTGCTTACCAGCAAACAACAAAACAACTTAATATGGTTCGCATTGAACAGTTCTGTGTGTTAGACAAATACAAAATTGCTGGCACACCAGATAGACTGGTTGAATACAATGGCGAATTATTCATTGCAGATATAAAGACTGGTCGCATAGACCATCCCAATAACATAGCAATTCAGTTAGCGATATATGCACACGGCTCCCCGTATGACATCGCTACGGGTCGCCGTGGTTCTTGGGGTGATGTTAACCAAGAAAAAGCAATTATTATCCACCTGCCAGCAGGCACAGGCTTGTGTAAACTAGTCTGGATTGACATAAAAGAGGGTAAAAAAGGCTTAGACTTTGCAATGAAAGTCAGACAGTGGCGAGACAAAAAAGGTCTCGTTACTCCAATAGAACAGGAGACAATCAGTGGCTAGCACTGAAGCACCAATCAGCATCACAGTAAAAACACCAGCAGGTAGTCTTGTTACCGTTCGTGCAGAGCACGGCGAAGACTTAGACCACACTATCGTTAACGCACTAGATGCTATCAAGTCTGCTGTCACAGAACTTGAAGCAGCAGTCAAAGGAGTCATACCAATATCACAGGCTCCAATGGCACCACAACAAATCGCAGCAGCGCTTAGCGCTTCTATCATTGATAACAATCCAGCACCATCGGCAGACGGTGGTTGGGCTGGAGCACCAGCAATCGGTGGCGGACGTAACTGTCCTCACGGCAAGATGACTGCTATTCAAGGGACAGGTAAAGATGGACGGATGTATCGTGGATATTTTTGCTCAGCCCCTAAGGGTGCATTTGATAAGTGCAAAAATGTTTATTGCCGAATTGGTACCCCAGAGTGGAACACATTTGTACCAGACCAGGTTAAATGAGAACACTCAAACGCAGCATTAGCAAAGCAGAGGTGGGCGGAGAACCATTACCGCCCGCCTTTGCGGCATTTGAACGGGCAGGAATTATCCTGCGCCGTGCAGAAATCACGATGATTGCTGGCACCCCAGGTGCAGGCAAGTCATCAATTGCACTGGCAATTGCAGCCAGAGCCAAAGTTCCTACGCTGTATTTCAGCGCGGATACCAACGCTCATACTATGGCTATGCGATTAGTTGCTATGTCAGGACGCATCAGTCAGCAAGCAGCAGAGCATATGCTCAAGGCTAACGCAGATAAAGCAAAAGAGATTCTACTAATGAACAACCATCTGTTCTGGTCTTTTGAGTCTACGCCTACGCTTAAAGATTTAGATGATGAGGTGTCAGCCTTTGAGACAGTATGGGGCAGGTCTCCTACACTCATAGTCGTTGACAACTTAATGGATATTGCTATGGATGGACACGAAGAATTTCAAGGTATGCGTTCAGCAATGAAGGAGTTGAAGTATCTTGCAAGAGATACCAATGCAGCCGTACTTGTTTTACACCATACTAAAGAAGGCTTTGATAACTATCCTTGCCAGCCCCGAGCAGCAGTGCAAGGGCTGGTTAACCAGATACCAGCAATGGTTCTAACTATCGGGCAGATGAAACAAGGTGATGATACCTATCTCTGCGTAGCCCCAGTCAAGAACAGATACGGGCGTGCAGACCAGACAGGCAGCAACTATGTGAGTCTTGCCTTTAACCCAGACAATATGTACCTGGATGATGTTCAGGTCAAGTATATGCAGGAGACAGTATATGGAAACTAAAATTTGGGACTGCTCATTTAGTCAAGAAGATATAGAAGTATTTCTTGGTAGAGGTATAACCGAAGGTGAGTGGAATATAATTGTAGATGAGTTGTATAACAATGATGACTTATATGAGGCTATTAAGACAAAGGTAATGAAGGTGGTACTTTCAGCCATTGAGTAGCGCAGCCAAAAGAAAAGGCAGCCAAGCAGAACGAGATGTCGTTGCTTGGCTTAAGGCCAATGGTTACAAATACGCAGACCGCAGACTCGCAGGAGCAACCTCAGACAAAGGCGATATAAGCGGTGTGCCAGGTGTAACCATTGAAATAAAGAACCACGCCAAAATAAACTTAGCAGGATGGACAGCCGAGTTAGAAGTAGAAATGAAGAATGACAATGCCTGGACTGGAGTAGTCATTCATAAACGCAAAGGGAAAGGAGACGTAGGACAGTGGTATGCCACTATGCCAGCAGATGTGTGGCTAACCCTGCTGAAACAAACAAATGGACGACAAACATAGTATTGCTGCTTACCTAGAATATATAGGCGCAGCCGTGCCAGCCCGCGGACACGGCTGGCGCAAGATAAAGTGTCCCTTTCACGAAGATAAGCACGCATCAGCGGGCGTTAACTTTGATGAGAACAGATTCAAATGCCACGGTTGTGGCGTTGGTGGAGACGTATATGACTTAATAATGTACAAAGAAGGAGGTAACTATCGTGAGGCTGTCAAATTCGCAGAGACAATTTCTCCTACAGGCAGCGACAGAGTACGCCCAGCACGTACATCAAGCAGCAGATTATCTAGCAACACGGGGTCTGTCGGTAGAAGAAGCCAAGAAATTTCATTTAGGAGTGGTGGACAATCCATCTCCAGGTCACGAAGGCTACAAGGGTAAGTTAGTTATTCCATACATAACACCGTCAGGAGTAGTTGACCTGCGCTTTCGTAGTATCAGAGGTGAAGACCCTAAGTACATAGGTTTGCCAGGAGCAAAAACAACTATGTTCAATGCACAATCAGTGCTTAATTCAGAAGGCTATATCTGTGTTACCGAAGGAGAGATAGATTGCATAACAACCGTTGTAAAGACAGGACATCCAGCAGTCGGCATTCCTGGCGCTAACAACTGGAAGCCTTATTACACAAAAATTCTTGATGACTTTGATACAGTTATAGTCTTAGCAGATGGCGACAACCCAGGGCTGGAGTTCGGCAAAAAAATAAGTAGAGAACTAGGAAACGTAAACAT